TCTTATACTTATCTGACCAACCTTCATTTCGTTGTTTAGTCTTTTTTTTCATTTGGTTAATAAATTTTCTATACACACCGGCGGCACTTTTTTTACCAGCTGCCCTTGCTCTTTGTTCCATAGCTATAGCTGCCTGTATTTTATGAGCATGTGTTTTACCACTACCCTTTATTTTACTGACTGACTTTTGAGCATCCTTTACGGTAGCAAACTTTAGTCCGTGTATTGTCCCTTTTGGATTTTCATCCGTGTATAAATCTGAATGTTTTTTTGAACCTGCTGGTTGACCTTTCTTACGAGGTTTTCTTGGTGCCTCATCCATCTTTAATTTTTTTCGTAAAGCAGAAATTTGTTTTTTTATCTTTTTTTGTGAAGGTGAGTTAGGCATAGTCTTTAGAGCTTTATTGTATAATTTTATCAACTCTAATTTATCATCCCCTTCATGAACTTTACCTATCATACCCAATGGTCTAGGACCACACCTCTTTCTATACTGAGCTACAGTTTCGGTATTACTTTTATGTCCACAAGGTAAAGACATTATGCACCTGTCTTAACCTTGATTGACTTTTGAGCTTTTCTTTTTTCACCACCTTTTTTAGCATCTCCACCTTTTTTCTGAGCAGCTCTTTTTCTTCTTACGAATGCTGCTCTACCTTTTTTACCGAGTTTAGCAGCTTTTTTTGCACTTAGACAAGCAGCATAAGCACTACCCTTTTTTCCTCCACCACACTTTCCAAGTTTTTGCCCATCAGAACCATATCTATCCCAACCACCTTTGGTTGTTCCTCCATCACCACCTTTTTTAAACCATTTATAAAGGTCCTCATCAACAATAGTTCCACAATAGATACAAGTGTTATCTTCTATTAACTCTGAAAATATTTCTTTTAATTTCATCTCGGTCTTTCCTCTATATTAATTGACGACAATCTACTACGATGTGCTGTAGCTTTTATAGCATGATTAAAACTTGGATGACCACCGATAAGTTGTGGTTCGGTTACTCCATTAATTTCCCAATACCAATCATTCCAATCACACACATCTCCAGCTTCAGGAAAAAAGTTTAACGAACCACTCGCTAGATTATTTCTCTGAAACATTAAATCTATCGTAGAGTTCGTGTCTGGTCCTGCTTCTTGAAATTGTTCTACTTCAGGAGCATTATATCGTATCAGACAATTAACTCTAAATCCTACATTAAAATATTTTGTTGTACTCTCTCCATAAATATTAGAATTTGTATGTTCAGGTGATATTTTATAAATATCAACTGATTGTCCAACAATCTCATCAATTAACTCTTCATTCATGTGGTCAACTAAATTAATTTCTTTTTGAGAAATAAAAAATGGTCTAGTAGCAGACATTTAACTATCCTATAAAAATTGGTAATGGAGCTTTTGCTAACACCTCTTGTTGAGCATTTGCTTCTTCAGCTTCAGCTTTTAGCTTTTCAGTTAAACTTACCGATTCTAAAAATTCTTTTAATTCTTCTAATAATTGTTGTTTTTCTTCTCTACCTTCAGTTTTTAAAGCCTCACCATCTAATGTAACTTCACCATCAGGTATCGGCATAGAGCTGTACTTACTTCTTATAATACCTAGTAACTCTTTTGCAAGAGCATAAGTATATTTTCTAATCCATTGACGACCAGGTTGATTGATGGAGCTATAGGTAATAAACTTATATGGTACATTAGAAGGATCTGATACTCCACCTTGTAGAGAAGCACTAACATTGTTTGTATTTCTAATATCATCTTTGACATAATACTCAAACCAAATTTTTTCTCCAGCGTCATTAGTAGTTGGTTCTGGAAATATTCTTAAATTATTGTTGTGTAATTCAAAAGAGTAAGCACTCTTACGAACTAAATCTGATGTTTCAATAGCATTTGCTCTAGCCAAATCATATGATATTGGTTTCAATACAAACGATATTGCAGGAGATACATTCCCAAAACCAAAAGCATCTAATAATTGTCTTTGGTCAAATGTACCAGCGTAAGGATCATAAAATCTTGACACAGATGCCGGCATATGATTAAATACCCTATGAACTTCTATTCTTTTATGACTTTCACTAACATTAGCCCACAAAGTCTGTAAATCATAGTCTTGCTTTGAACCAGATAAAGTGATAAATCCTTTTTTTAAATCATAGTTTTCGTTTAACCCAACGACTTGCCCATACTTATCCGATAGTGTTATAGAAGGACCAAGAGATGGCGTGACAGGATCTGCTGATCCTGTGCTTAAAGAACCTGATATTCTATTCTTTTCACCATATTGTTCCCACATCCAATTTTTAATATTATAATTGTTAATGTGTTGGGAGTATTCATTCACAGATTCCTCAAAACAAGCATAGATAGAACCACTTGGTATTTCTAATTGTAAGACAGGAAAACCAAGTCTTTTAGCACACCACTTAGTTACTGATTGAATATCAGTCGCAAATGTGGAATCCGAATCGTAAGTTCCATATGGAGTTTGTCCTTCGACAAAACTACCTGACGGGTCTTTGTAGGCAAATTGTAATTTAGGCATAATGTAATTCTCCTACCTATAAATATATACTTTATAAAAACAAAAAGGGGAAAACCGAAGTCTTCCCCTTATGTTATGTATCAGAATTATGATTAGATTAAACTAAATCAAGTGATTTACAATGAATCAAACCATAGAACTCTGGACGAATCATCTTCTTAGCATATCTCGTCATCACACCTTTTCTTGGTGTAAAATCACTAGGATCGTATACCAATGGAGTTGTAATCAACGGTACATAAGGACTGTATACAGCACCTGTTTCTAAGAAGTTACTTCCTCTGAATCCAACAAGGATGGAGTTTTCAGTCATATAAGGATTCTTATAGACTGTGTAACGACCAGCAGCTTGACCTATCTTAGAGATACCCATGCTGAATTGTTCGTTTCCACCATCACCTGGCTGACTTACATATCCAGGTAGTGATTCAAGAATGGTAGCGACCTTTGGAGCAACAACTACAAAGTTAGCACCACCACGAAGTGTCAAACGATGAATTTCGTTAGATACTTTTTGAATCTTGGATACTAGAGTTTGATACCACTCAAAACGAGTTCCGTAGAATGTATTCGTTGAGAATGAGTTAGTACCTGCATCAAAATCCTCACCAGCTTTTGCTGACCAGTAATCTTCTGTTACAGCATCTGAAATCAACATATCAAGGATTTCCAAATCAATTTCCATTGAGATGTAGTCACTTAACATAGAAGTTAATTCAGCTTCTGCATCGACAGAGTGATAAGCGTTTAAGTCTTGAGCAAGCTCAGGTGACCAAACAGCTTTTAACTTACGAGTCTTAGCAACAATTGGTAAAGACCTCATTTCGAGATTTACTTCAGGTATGTTTAACTGATCTACATTAGCATTACCAACTCTGTCTTCAAAATCACCTCTATCACCAGCGGTGGTTTGTTTGACAAAATCAATAGTGTAAGATCCAGAAGCATTAGCAGCACTTGAAGCAGTCACAATTAGTGAAACATTAGCACCTTCTACTTTTGTGAATTGTGGTAATACATGTGCTTTTAGTGCACCACTACCTGCGTCTGTATAATCCCAAGAACGAACTGCCTTAAAATCACCATTAGCAAAGTTTGACTTAGCAAAGGTTATTTTAAATATCTTGTCGGATGAGTTAACAGAAGCAGAAACTTCACTATTAAAGTCAATGTCTTTAAAACTAGCTTGTGTACCAGCAGAACTAGCAACAGTTACAGTAGACTGACTAATAGAATACCCATAACGACCTATACCATACAACCCACCTTCTCCAAAAGGAGCTCCTGAACCAGATGGTGAATTAGGTCCTGTTTTACCTAGAATATCATCTCCAGATGTAAATTTACCAGCAGTTGTTCCATACTTGAAATCAAGATAGAACACAAGGCCGGAAGGTAAATTCATTGGTTGTACAGAAACTAATTCCTGTGCAACAATGTTACCAAATACTCTTCTTACAAGTGGAAGTGCAACTCCAGACCATTCTTCGTCTCCAACACCAGAACCGGCGTTAGGTGAAGTTTTAGAATTTTCAGAAATTAACTGACGAGCCTGGTTTTCAAGCAATACAGCCATACCAGATTTTTGCCAATCATTATCCATTCCTTCTAAAAGTCCAGATTTGTCCCACTTTGCAACGAGTTTAGCACTCTCTTCTTTTTGCTTCCTTATAGGTGAAGCATCAAGTAGAGATTCATTTATATAATCGCTCATTTTATCGTTCTCCAAATTTAAGCGGTTTAAGATTTAAGACCAGCAAGTTTTCTGAAACGATCCGCTACTTGACTTTCCTCAGTAATGATTTTAGCCTTTGGTGCGGTTCCACCAGATTTCTTACTAGCATACGATTCCTTAACAACTTCTTTTCTCTCACCACCATTGTCTTTGTAAGACTCAGCTAGTGTAGAGTAAACCAACTTGATTTCACGAGTTGTTTGAGCTCTATCAAAAGTCTCAACAATTTTCAACTTTTGGTCATTACTCAATACAAACTCTTTGAAAAGTTTATTGGTATATAGAAGTTTAGCATTAAGGATGTTAACTTCATGAAGCTTATCTTTTAAATAAAGAACAGCTTCTTTGTATTCATTAAGCTCGCCTTGTAGCTTTTCGACAGACTCTTTAATCTTACCCTTACCAGGATCTTCTTCATCTGAAGCACTTGGTTGTACAACTTTGTTGTCACCAGCACCTATACCAGATGATTTGGACTGTTCTTCGAGGTCTTCTTCTTCATCAAGTTCTTCTTCTTCATTTACAGACTCATCTTTTTTCTCATCTTCATCGTCTTCATGAGCACCTTCTTGAACAGACTCTTCTTCCTCGCCAGGTTCGGATTCGTTTAACTCTTCTTCAAGCTCTTTAATTACTGCTTCTAAATCAAGTTCGATATCCTCTTTCATCTCATCATCGTCATCTTCTCTACGAGGATCGTCTTCGTCTTCTTCAGAAACAATTGGAGCATACTTCACACCATCGATTTCAACGATTTCAGACTCATCGACTTCTTTTTCGTCATCGTCATCTTCTCTACGAGGTTTGTCATGCATACCTTCGTCTTTACCTTCATCATCGTCATCTTCTCTACGAGGATCATCATGCATACCTTCATCTGGATCTTCATCATCATCGTCATCTCTACGAGGTTTCATGCCCATACCTTCATCGGTTTCTTCTTCGTCTTCGTGTTCCCCCTCGAAAACATCTTCGTCTTCTTCAAGGTCTTCTTCAGCAAGTTTAGCAGAAAGCATAGATTTTAGATGTGGAGTGAATGCTTCTTCAAGAGCCATTTTAGCGTTAGCAAGTGCAGTTTCACGAACAGCTTTAGCATCAGCGATAGCTTCTTTTAATAAATCAGACATTATATGTCTCCTATACTATTTTGTATTGGAATAAAGTTATTCTGGAACTTTAATTAAGGATTAAATTTATTAGACTCTGTACATACACAGAGTATTGAGGTTACATATAAATATATGTAAAAAAAGAAAAACTAATTTTTATTTAATGAACGAACTTTAACTAATCTCATCTTTTTTTGTTTTCTTCTAGCAACAGATGGTTTAGTATAAAACTCTCTATCTCTTAATTCTTTTAATAAATTAGAATTTTTTACTCTTTTTTTAAATTCAGATAATGCTCTTTCTATACTTTTATTCTTTACATCAACTTTAAGTAAAGTTGGTTTTTGTTTATTTCTTTTTTTTCTTTTTTGAAACATGTTAAAAACCTTTTTGTTTTGTTTTCATCATAAAACTAAATCTTTTAATTTAGGTAGACCTTCTTTCATTTGTTTTTTAAAATCTTTTTGAAGTTCTCTGTGTCTTTTGTCTGTGGCAATATTAATATCAGTAACATCACTTGTGTTTATTTCATTATCGTTCACATCAATAGTGTCTGGATCAAGTGGTTCTAAGTCTATCAAATCGTAACCTGTTGTCTTTTTTATTATTTTTGCCAGTCTTGATTTGTAAGAGGCATACTTTTCCGTTGGGACATATCCTGTATATCCTTTTGTACCAGGAGAACCATTCGTTGTTGTATTCTCATTAATCTTCGTCATCTTCTTCTATTAATTGTGCCTCAGATAAACACCCACGAGCAACTGCTGTGTGAGCATCTTCTATGTGTATAATTTCCGAAATAGGAATAGGAAATTCATTTTGGTCAAATTGTTCGTTGAATACATCCAAGAATCCTTTTACTAATGATGTCCCACCACCTATTACGATAGGAACTGCATTTGGAAAGTTAGGAACATTTTCAACGCCTTCAAACTGAACTTTTAGGTTCGTTAATAAATAGTTAACAAGAGCACCATAATAGGAACGGATTGCAATTAAAACATTAGCTTCGTCTGTATCTTCTTCATAAATATTTTGGTAGTTAGCAGACGAAAGGTCAAGTGTATCTGAACTTTCTTTTATATTTGTTACTTTAGCTTTTGACACACCCGTATCCATTGATACATTTTCATCAACCCAATCACCACCACGACTTACACTAAAAGATAGGGCAGTCATTCCTTGATACATAACAGCAATGTTACACATTCCAGCTCCCATTGAAATGGCTACACCTGTTAGTTGAGTATCAACCAAACCCTCATATCCAATCGCAACTGCCTCTTCTATCTTTTTTACGGAATATCCGTATTGTTCTATTATCGTTCTCAATACATCTTCGTGATATGAAACTTCTCGTTGGACATCAATAGGTTTTGATGGGACACAGTAAACACAAGTTTCTCCTTCTTTAGCATCCCCAAGTAGCTCACCTATAATAGCATTTAGAACAGGTAGGGCATCTTTCTCAGTAGGATTTAACAAACCACTTTTCATTGGTCGTTTAAGTTCTGCTGTTGAGAATATTTGAGCGTAGTTAAAAGCATGTTGTCCAACAATATGTATATTACCAGCCTTTTCTACGAAAGGAATCCTTTGTCTTTTTAACATTCTTTTTACTTGTCCTACCTCACCATCAACAGTCAAGAAAGCATTTCTTTGTTTCTTTATTGTGTCTTCTGTGGCAGCAATATAAAATGATGTTCCACAATCTAATCCTTTAGCCATGTTAACCTCTTCTAAGTTGTTTAAGTTTATCTTTTTGTGTTGACACTTTACCCTTAATCACTTCATCAGATTTTACAGATGATACTTTAGCTTTCTGTAATGATATGTTTTTTTTCATTTCAACATCAATGTGACTAGGTTTTGATTTTGGTGTCTCCACCTCAACTGCTGGTGTGTTTGACACAACAGTTGATACAAATTTTTTCCCACTTGGTTTGTAAAATAACTTTAATAATATTCCTATGATAAAACCGATTTGCCATAAAAAAAGTGAATAAAATATAAATTTTTCGGCCAATAAACTATCTACCTAATTTTCTATTTATATCTTTAATTTTCATTTGAATTTGTTGTCTCTTTTTTAAAAGTGGTTGTTTTGCTTTAAAACCATCGGCCTTTTCAATCTTTGCTGACATTTCTTTACTCTGTTTTACCAACTTTCTTTTTTGTATTTCAAGTGGATTAGTCAATTTTCCTTCCTTATCCCTATCCGGTACAGGATCTGCAAGACCTCTCTCTCCCTTTGCCTTTGCTTCTTTTTTGATATTTTTAGAAATAGCATCTCTCCTCTTCTTTAAGTATCTATCACTATCATCCTCATCACCATCGTTATCGATGTCACCATCCTCTTTACCAACAGGATCTAAAGCTTCCTCAATATCATAATATCTATTTAAAATATGTCCCATGTCTTCATATAGGGCATTTAATCTTTCGTTTACGGCGTTGGCTTCAAGAGCAGCTTTTTTAAATTGACCTGTTAAACCTTTTAACTCTTTCATATTTCTTTTAACAGAAACAGAATCAAACCAATCATCGGTTTCACTTAGTACATGGTTTTGAGCAGATTCGGCAATACCAACAAGTTGTTTAGCAACTTCAATAATACCATTGTCTTTGAAAAGTTGTCCACCTATCATCTGATAGTTTTTTACAGCCTCGATGACCTCGAACTTGTTTACCCCTTGCTCTCGTTCCTTAACTGGCACAAGGTCTTCTACTATTCCTAATAAACTAATATTTTTCATTTCAACACCCTCATTTTGAGCAATCTCGCTCCACTTCTGACTAATTTTTTCTTTGATGAATTTTTCTGCCAAATGTTTTTCTCTACCGTACTTGGCGTGTTCCCACTTCTTTTGTAAGGAATTCGGTAAATCTGTTTCACTTAAATTACTATTGATAAAAGAAGTAACTCTTCTAGCATCAACATTTCTTATTTTTCTGTAACGAAATTCTTCTAATTTTTTTAACCAAGACTTAACTTCTTTAACGGTGACTCTTTTATTAACAGATTCTTTTACTGATTCTTTTTTCATTTTTGATTTTGTATAAGCAATAGCATTTCTAAGTGTGTATATTTCGTCTTCATCACCTTTCCTTAAAGCCTTTTCTAATTCTCTCTCTTGATGTTGAAGTATAGAAGCATTTCTATCTTCTTTAATTGCTTGATATTTTTTTCCGTTAATTGTAATTTGGTCTTTCATAATAATAAATATTACCTTATTCGGTTTCCTTTGAGTTTAATATATAATCTCTAGCTTTGTTTAAGTAATTAGCAGAAAGAGTAATCTTATCTGTCCACCAACTTGGTAGTGATTGTTCTTCTGACATACTATTGAGTTTATTCATTATATCATTGGCATCCTCAATAGATGTTTTTAATTTTCTTATAGCAGATGGGATATCTGTATGACCATCTTCTTTTATTTGTTGTTGTGACTTAAATGAGGATGCGTAAGGGTTAGAGTGAACTTGTCCCATAGATACTGTTTTTTCATTTAATAATTTTTTTAACTTAATCATTAGTTTTCACTCCAGCCATCACCACTTTACCTTTACCCTTACCTTTACTTATAGCGTTTTTTAAGTCGTCTCCCTTAAAAGATAAATTTATTTCTAAGTTTTTAGTTTTAATAAAAACATTATTCCCACCAAAGCCTTTTACCTCAAATGTGCCGTTGGTATCAACATAGGCTTTTTCATTGAGTTGTTCTTCTTTTATAAGGTCTTTTAACTTAATCATTTGGTTACTTTTTTTACCTTTTCAATTGAACGACCAGCAAAGTAAGCAGCATACACAGTCATCAAAAGAGTTTGATATACAGGCACATATGCCTCACCTATTGTAAATTCTCCAGCATTACCATCAAATACACTTAACACCACGAAAACACCTGTAAGGAAAATTAATGTTAGTGGTCTTATATTTTTACTTAACCAACTTCCATATTTTAAATCAGCTTCCCAACGAGCAGATACTTGAGCTTGAGCTTTCTGTTCAGCATCAGCTAATATCTGTGTGATTCTTTCTTTCGCCTCTGCCTTTTCCTCACCTGAAGTATGTAGGTTATCTATTATATTACCTACGTCTTTAATTGCATCACCACCAAGTAAACTACCAGCGGCTTTTCCTATTGTTGCTAATAAACTCATAACTTACTCCTTAATCATCCGCATGTTCTAAAAGTTTTACATCGTCCTCAGCATTATTGAACCAAAAGTCAATTACTTTTGCGAACGAACCAACGAATCCACCTAACATCAGTAATAGGATTTCTTTCCAACCACCCATCACATCAACACCACTACTCATAAACCAAATCATAAGTCCTAATATTGTGGCAAATAGTGAAACAACAACAATACTAATTAACCATTTTTTGTTTTGTCTAAATTTGATTATCTCAATCAACTCTGTATTGATTTGATGTTTTTGATCCTGAATGTGCATTTCAGGTGTATCTAAACTACTTTTCTTTACTTCAGCCATAACCTACTCCTACAGTCTTGTGTATAAACCAGTTTCTTTTTCAAATATATTATTTAGATTGTCGGCATAAACACTATCGTATTGTTTTACAACTTTAGGTATACCTTTTCTAACTCTAATAAATTTCATTATGTATAAATCTTTACCTCTATCTAAATCGATAGCAACATGAGTGATACTTTTTGAGTTTCTACCAATCTTCATTGTCAAACCATCTTTACCTATTGACATTTGTTTTGCACCAGTCATCATGATAAATTTGTTACCACCTAATTGTCTTAATAG